ATGCGCAGTCAGACTGCCAAAACCCCGGTTGAAAGAAAGTCATTCTCTACTGCCGTGAGCGAAATGTTTGAAGAAAAGGCAGACGACATTGCCAAGTTTACCAGAGGAGAAACCACCAAACTGGCGCTTGAAATCAAGTCAAGCGAAAACCCGCTGCAAACGAAGGCTGTCGCTGACGTATCCACAGCAAACGTAACCGGTGGCTCCGTTTGGGGTGCCGTTTACAAACCCGGCATCATCACCAACCCGAACCAGATCGGGCATATGCGTAACTTCCTGAACGTGGTTCCGGCGGGGCCTGGCACAGATTACTACTTTATGAAGGAAAACGGTAACGGCGAAGGCGCTCCGGCTCCTACCGCTGAAAAGCAAGCCGCTGCCGCCACGAATGTAGGTACGGGTTTAAAGCCTTCTTTTGACGTAGACCTCGTTGAATCAAGCGTGAAGTTTGAGACAATCGCAGGTCTGATGATTGTTTCTAAGAAAGCGATGAACAACATCCCGAACTTTATGAACTACATCAACCTGCGGGTGCCCGAAAAGCTACTCGACGTGGAGGATGCGCAAATACTCTACGGCGACGGAACAAGCCCGAACCTTTCTGGTTTGCTGCACTCCGGTAATTACACGGCATCAACATCAATTGCAACTAAGTTGTGCGAGGCGATCATCGATGACCTGGCGTTGCTGGAAGATACCAACAAGCGTCTTGCAATCGGTATCTGGGTTCGCCCGGTGGATTACTGGGGTATTTTCAAAGAGACCGCAACCGGTTCCGGTGAATACGACCTGCCAAAAAATGTGACGTTCACAGGAGGTCAGTTGTTTATCGGCGGGGTACCGGTGTTCAAAACAACCGCACTGACCTCGGGAGATTATTTCATCGAGGCCGCAATGGGTACCGATCTGCTCGTCCAGGAAAATATCCGTTTGGAGTTCTTCAATCAGCACGCATCACTGGCTGCGACAAACCAGATCCTTGTTCGTGTTGAAGAAACCGTTGCATTGCCGATCTACGGTGCATCTTACAGGGTGCTCGGCGCGGTTCCATCGGGTTCATAATCACGCCCCTCGTGTGCTGTTTAC